GGCGAACGAGAAGTGTGTGCTTCCCCTTATTTTCTTCTTCAACCGCAACCCGGGTCTCTACCTGCCCCTTATTGCCCTCCAGTACCACGAGGTGCGCCTCGATATTGACCTGGCTTCGGACTTTACCCAGAACTTCACCACTTCGGTCAAGGTGTGGGGTAACTACGTGTACCTGGACACTGAGGAGCGCCGCCGCTTCGCCCAGAAGGGTCATGAGTACCTGATTGAGCAGGTGCAGCACACTGGCTCGGACTCGATTTCGGCGGGTGAGAACCAGGTTCGCCTTTCGTACAACCACCCAGTTAAGGAGCTGGCGTGGTGCCTTTCGAACACTACCACGCAGGCTACGCGCCCCGAGAACTCGCACTGGGCGTTCGTTGATACCCCCGGTGTGCTGCTCTGTACCTCGAACGTTGCCGAGCTGGGTTCCGGTGTTTCGAACGCCGCCGTGGAGCCCCACAAGTCGGGTGCGCCCTTCCTGTTTGTGGATGGTGCCGCGGACTGTGGTCTGGACGAGAAGGCCTCGGCCCTCGATGGTCGCAACCTGGTCCCTGGCCCTCTGGACAAGTTCAAGCTCATCCTTAACGGTCAGGATCGCTTCAAGGAGCAGGACGGTTACTACTTCAACCAGCTCCAGCCAATGTGCCACCACTCGGGCAACCCCATGGCGGGTGTGTACTGCTACTCGTTCGCGCTCAAGCCTGAGGAGCACCAGCCCACGGGCACCTGCAACTTCTCGCGCATTGATAACGCGCAGGTGGCGGTTACCCCCAAGACGAGCACTGCGGGTATTAACCAGCTGAACATGTTCGCTGTGAACTACAATATCCTCAAGGTCCAGTCGGGCATGGGTGGTCTTGCCTTCTCGAACTAAACAGAATACAAAATATTTCCAGTCCAAACAAAAAAATATTAAGAACTTTTTGGTCCAGGTTCCTAATGTTTTTTTTCTGTGCAGATAGTAAATGATGAACATGATGAAATTTAACTGGCGTTCGCTCCCTATCCAGGCTCAGGCTGTTCTTCTCGTTGGCGCTATTTCGATTGTATTCCTGCTTATGCAGATGATGGGTGTCCGTGGCGAGAAGCGCCAGTTTTCGGGCATGGTTCTGGCCGTCAGCGTGCTTGCGGTCGCCATTTCGACCTACAACATTAACTGCCTTATTACCGGCAAGTGCAATGCCTGGGCGACTCTTCTGGCTGTTGCCTATGTGATTTCCCAGGGTACTGCGCTTCTTTCGATGGCTTAAATTAAATAGTAATTAATAATAAATGTCGGGTGCACTTATTGATCTTGTAAGCAAAGGTGTTCAAGATGTCTATCTCACAGGAGAACCACAAGTTTCGTTTTTCAGGCAGAATTACAAACGCCACACGAATTTTTCGATGAAACCTGTGGAACTCAACCCAATTGGTACTCAGGCCGCGGGTAACGAAATTGTGCTTCCCATTGAGCGCAAGGGCGATCTTCTTACGTATGTGTGGTGCGATGGTTCTAGTAGTTCTTCCGGAACTCCTAATATCAATATTAATGTATCCAACGCTACCGAGTTTTCGCTCCAGATTGGTGGTGTAGAGATTGACCGCCAGGATGCCTGGTATTCTTCCAATCTCTGGCCCAAGTTTATGGCTACGGGAAGCAGCAAGACTCTTTTTCCCTCGGGTAAAGATGTGTTTCCGCTTCATTTCTTCCATTGTGATTCCCAGACTACGCCACTTCCTCTGGTAGCAATGCAGTACCATAATGCCGAAATCAGAGTGAAGCATCCCACAGCCAGTGATCCCACGGGTCTCAAGTACTATGCATGCTACGTTATGCTGGATACCGATGAGCGCAAGTATTTCACCGACAATCGCCAGGAGCTGCTTATTACCCAGGTCCAGAAGGTGGGTGCTTCCACGACCGAGTGTGATCTTATGTATCTGAATCATCCAGTTAAAGCGCTCATGTGGGGCAATAACGAGACTATTACTACAGAGGATGTACAGCTCAGAATTAACGGCACCGATGTATTTGATAGTAAGATGCCTGGGAAGTTCTTCAATACTATTCAGAAGTATCACCACACCAAGGCAACTGATTACAGTGTAGATAATGAGTTTATGTATTCTTTTGGTATGTGTGCTGGGGAGCATCAGCCCACGGGAACCTGTAACTTTTCGCGTCTTGATAACGCCAAGTTCACGTGGGATGCTTCAATTTCACCAGTGTACACATATGCAGTAAATTACAATATTTTGGTTGTTGACCAGGGTCTGACTGGTCTGAAGTTTAGTAATTAAATTTTAGTAAAAATTCTAGAATTGGTGGCGTTTGCACCCCACCCAACCTCTGTAGGGTTTACCTTTCGGAGTTTGTTTTGCTTCAGTGCCTCGTAGCACATCGCCAGGGCTTCCCGGCGACTAACGTTTCCCAGACGCTTGGCCACCGTGTTGTTTGAAATTTTGTCTCCATCCTTGAATACTTGGGTGATGTCGGACATACTATTATATGTTTGATTCTAGGCTTTAAATAGGTCATCTGGAAGAAATGGGTGAATTCTCAGATCGAAATCTGGTCTTGTGTCTCCAGACCTATCAAGTTCCGTTGGATAAATGGTCTTGTTTGGTGCAAATTCGGCAACATCCTTACGAAGTAGGGTTAGCTCAAGAATTCCTGGTAAATAACTCATAAAACCCTTATTTGTGATGATTACAACGGGTCTGGGTTCACAGGAACACGCATGTACATGGACAATATTATGGTGTTTGGTCAAATGTTCAAGACATTCCTTGGCCAGGTGTGACTTGCCCAAAAAGAAATGAATTTCTATGCAAATTTGCTCATACTGAGTAAAATCCATAGTTGGAATTATATCCCACTCTGAACCTTCTACATCCATCTTGAAAAAACGCTTATTTCCAAACTTTTCCTTGTTTGGCTCAATCTCCAGGTCGTCCTGGGAAGTAATGAAACGCTTGAAATAATCACTACCGGGAATATCGTTGGGTGGCTTCTCAATTCTATCATCATACTGTTGAATATAAGCATTTGAGAGTTTGTGAAAATCCACTTCAAAATCATTATTAACATCAATTCCCAGAGTAATTAGGGATGTGTAATCTTTCAGACCGTTATCGACAACAACATAACCACCACCACCTGTCCCGCGCTCGTCTATATCTGTTCCCAGTCTGACCTTATTCAGTCCAACCACGTCATATGGTCTCAATAATTCATCCATTATATAATAAATATAATTCTACCTTTTAAGTAAGATGAAATTACTCTATGTGGTTTTTGTAATTTTAATTGTCTGGTGTTTATGGAAGGTATGCTGTTATACCAGACCATATGTTGTGGATAACATACTATCAGATGAGGAAGCCAAATATATAATAGAACAAGCCAGACCCAACCTCAAGAAGTCTGGTTTGGTCTCTTCTAAAAAACATGATGATAAAGTCAGAAATAGTCAGACCGCGTGGGTTTCCAAGGATGATCCGAAAATAAAAGAAATTATCCAGAGGATTTTGCAAATAAAAGGTTTGGAATTTCCCATAGAAAATTGTGAAAGTTTGCAAGTGGTCAGGTATGAGCCGGGACAGTACTACAAACCGCACCAAGATAGTTGTTGTAAATTTATCCCAGAATGCTGGAAACACAATCGCAGGGGCGGACACAGAATCAGAACTGTGATTTTGGGTCTCAATGAAGGGTACGAGGGTGGTACCACCAGCTTTCCCAATTTGGATGTGAAACTCAAAGTTCCTTATCGTGGCGGTCTGGTGTTCCGTCCTCTAAATGATGCTGGGAACTGGTGTCACCCGTATGCACTGCACGGAGGAGATCCCGTTGAGCGTGGTGAAAAATGGATCGCGAATCTATGGATTCATGAGCGCAAATTCGTTTGAAAGATTGAAACACTCTGACCATAAACATCATTGCTACCATTTTCTCTGCCCCCGTGAGTCGCTGACCTTTGGCGAATCTCTCTTGCATCTCTTTAAGCATAACTATAAAAAGACCTAAAATGTAATAGTCTCTTTCCATATCTAAAGATAAGCAATATATTCTTTATAGCAATATGGACCCATATGGCTTTACTCGCCGCATGAAAGTTGCGCGACGAAACTCACACATACCCCGACCGGTCACCCACTTTATAAAGAAATCTATACGAAGGGAATTTCACGATGCACGATTTGGAGGTGTAAAACTTCACGAGGGGTCCAGTATTCAATCTAAAAATAGGAAAAAATTGAAAGAACTTGCACTTTCAAATGAAAAGGTATGGGAGCGTGAGAAAAACAGAGAGCCAGTTGATTGTGATCCTCTCTTAATGTACATCTATTATTCATTATGTTTTGGTATAGATGTAGTATACAAAGACAACCCTATCGAACGTTTTTGGTTTCTGGAGACTGTGGCCAGAATGCCGTATTTTAGTTATATATCGGTCCTTCATTTCTATGAAACTATGGGCTGGTGGAGTATAGATAACAAACTCAGAGAAAAACACAATAAAGAAGATATTAATGAGGGAAATCATTTAATGATAATGGAGTCCCTGGGTGGTGGAGTTCGATGGATGGACAAGTTTTTGGCCAGACACGTTGCGATAGTATATTATCTTACACTGATACCCCTGTATCTACTTTCACCCAAAACTGCATATAAATCGAGTGAACTTCTGGAACTTCATGCAGTTGATACATATACCCAGTTTGTGGAGCAGAACAAAGAGTTATTGGAAAAACTTCCTGCCTCTGTTGTGGCCCAAAAATGTTATGGAGTTTGTATCATTAATTTATATGAAGTATTTTGGTTAATTTCGAGTGATGAGCGAAAGCACGCCAAGTCCATGGGTGAACTTAGTAGCCACCGACCATCGGGTCTGGGCCCATAGCGTACTTGTTACTCATCTTCTTACCCTTCTTAAATCCAAAATACATAAAGGCCAGCATAGCCAGAATGGACATTACTAGGATAGCAATCAGAAAGTTGCGGTTGCGTTTCATGGCTTTATCATCATGGAGCTTGTCGCATTTGTTGTAGTACTGGATACCAATAGCAGACGCGGCAATACCGAAAGTACCAATTAAAAGACCCGACGTGAGTGGAAGAAGCTTCATTATATTATCTGTAAATATTTTTGTTCTGACCTGATAACCTACTTAAAGAATAATGTACAATGTATATCGGAGCGGGGTGGCGCAGAGGAAGCGTGTTGGGCCCATAACCCAAAGGTCGATGGATCGAAACCATCCCCCGCTACCAGACCTCATAGCTCAGTTGGATAGAGCGTGGGACTTCTAATCCCAAGGTCGCGGGTTCGAGCCCCGCTGGGGTCGTCTGGACTATTAGCTCAGTTGGTTAGAGCGTGGTGCTTATACGATTTCGTATGTGAATGATTCTTCAATGAATTCTAAGGCACGCCAAGGTCGGCGGTTCGAGCCCGCCATAGTCCAACAGGCACTTGTGCCTGTGCGTTTTTCTGGGACGCATAAAATATTCCAGTATATCATGGTACCATAGCTCAGTGGTAGAGCGTACGGCTGTTAACCGTCAGGTCGGAGGTTCGATCCCTTCTGGTACCGGCCCAAGGCACTCTGTGTCTTGCTCCCTATAGCTCAGTTGGTAGAGCGGAGGATTGTAGTTGTACTTTGATACAAAGAGAGGAGCGATCGATGCCCCACAAGGGGCTAGTTCCTCGGACGTATTTCCTTAGGTCACTGGTTCGAATCCGGTTGGGGAGACAAAGTCCCTTTGGGCCAGAGAGGCATGTGGGCACGGGACATTACCCCGTGGCTTCTCTGTTTGATACCATAGCTCAGTGTTAGAGCGTACGGCTGTTAACCGTCAGGTCGGAGGTTCGATCCCTTCTGG